AGAGCCACAACCAGATGTAGCGGATGCTCCTTTGAGATCTAGTGCTGTAGATACTGCAACCACTAGGGATACAATAAACCAACTTCCAACACCGAAGGGTGGAGAAATATAAATACAACTAGTTAACATTTGATTAATACTTAAAATGGATGAATTAATGGATATGATTGGTGCTGATGAGTCTGCAGCTCAGGTAACTGACAAAATTAAAGACTTATTATATGCTAAATCAGGTGAAAAGGTTGATGCATTTAGACCTTATGTGGCTAATTCACTTTTTGGTGATCAAGAAACCGAAATAGATGATGAAGAACAAATTGAAACTGAAGCTGAACTTGAGGTTGAAGAACCTGAAGAAGAGGCAGAAGAATAACTACTAAATAACTATTAAATGGACTTTAAAGAATAATGGCACATAAACCCGTAGTTGGAACAGGGATGTCAGTAGCGACGAGCAAAACGTCAACTGCTACAACATCATTTGCAATTGAATCACAATATGTGAGATTGACTCCTATAAGTGTAGGAGCACATGTTTCCATTTCACAAACTTCATTATCACCGACTGCTACAGATGATGATTACTTCATTCCTGCAGGAACTTCGGATACTCTTACATTGCAAAGATATTCTTGTGCAGTGGCAGGTGTTACAACAAGTGATACGGCAACAATCATTGATTGTCCTGAAGGAATGCAAGTTCCATTTAGTGTTGGTAACTATGTAAGTTTCAGAGCTGGTATTGCTACAATGCCTGACTTTGATTTTAACCATGCAGAAGTTACTAGTGTTGATACAACCAATGGGGTCAATGGATATCATCAGACTCGATTAACATGTAATGCTAATACTGGTGGAATCATGACATCATATGCTGGACAAGCAAATACGGGTGGAACTTTATATTCATCCGCAAGAATCGCATATAAAAGCGGGGGTAACCCTGGCGGTGGACTTCATATTATCCAAGTTCAAACTACAGGGGAAGCCTGATGAAACTTATTAGAGAAGAAATCGAAAGTGTAGAATTTCTCGTTGAAAATCGCAACGGAAAGAAGTCTATGTATATTGAAGGGGTATTCCTTCAAGGGAACATTAAAAACCGTAATGGTAGAATGTATCCGATGGAAACTCTTCGTAAGGAAGTTGGACGTTATAATGAGAATCACGTTCAATCAGGAAGAGCACTTGGAGAATTGGGTCATCCCGATACACCAACTGTGAATCTTGACAGAGTTTCTCATAAGATAGTATCACTTAAAGAAAGTGGTTCTAACTTCATTGGTAAGGCTAAGATTCTTGGTACACCAATGGGTAAGATTGCTTCTTCTCTTGTTGAGGAAGGAGTAAAACTTGGTGTTTCATCTCGTGGTATTGGTTCATTGAAACCAACTCGTGAAGGTGTAAACGTAGTGGGTGACGACTTTATGTTAGCAACTGCTGCTGACATCGTTGCTGATCCTTCTGCTCCCGATGCATTTGTTGAGGGGATTATGGAAGGAAAGGATTGGGTATGGGATGGAGGTATTTTGCGTGAGAAGTTCGCAGAAAACACCTATAAAACCATCAACACATTGGTTGATCAGAAAGCATTAGACGAGAAAAAACTCTCGTTATTTAATGATTTCTTATCAAACATATAAAACTTCTAAATAAATATAGGTTTTAATTACAGGAATTCGGAGAGTTACCAAAATGTCTCGTGGCACAAAATTACAAAGCATGGAAGAGGCTGTAACCCAATCTAAAACTGCGGTTAATGCTAACGCAAAGCCAGCAGAACCAATGGGTAAGTTACAGAACGTTCCTCAAGGACTTACACCAATAGAGGACTTGGGTGGACCAACACCTGAGAACTATAGTCCTACCAATGATTCAGCAAAGCTGAAGCCAGCGGCTGGTACTCTTAAACAGGTAAAGGATGTGGTTAATAAGAACGCAGTCAAGGCAGAAGAAGTCGAGACTGAAGAACCAACAATCTCCGAAGCAGAAGGTGCTGAAGAAAAAGAGGAGAAGATGAAGAAAGATGATGATCTTTTCGGAGCTCCTAACAAGAAAAAAATGAAGAAAGAAGAAATCGAAGTAGAAGAGTATGACATGGAAGATGATGTCAATGCACTTCTAGGTGGCGAAGAACTTTCTGAAGAGTTTAAGGCAAAAGCAAAGACAATCTTTGAAGCTGCTATTAACTCAAAAGTTTCTGAAATCCGTGCTACTATTGAAGAGGAGCACGAGGCAAGAATCGCTGAAGAAATTGCCGAACAGAAAGAAGCACTTCAAGAACGTGTAGACTCTTATCTTGAGTATGTCTCAGATGAGTGGATGGAGGAGAACCAACTCGCCATCGAGCACGGTCTTAAGACTGAACTGACTGAATCATTCCTTTCAGGAATGAGAAGTCTTTTTGAAGATAATTATGTAACTATCCCTGACGACAAATATGATGTGCTAGAAAGCATGGTAGAAAAATTAGATGATATGGAAACCAAGCTCAATGAGCAAATAGAAAAGAATATCGGATTAAACAAGAGACTTTCTGAGTCTGTTGCTGACGGTATACTTGAATCTGTTTCTGATGGATTAGCGTTCACTCAGAAGGAGAAGCTCGCTTCACTTGCTGAAAGTGTAGAGTTTGAAGGTGAGACAGAATATCGTAATAAGTTGGAGACATTGAAGGAATCTTATTTCACTTCAAATACTTCATCTGCTACAAAAACTGAAACGTTGACTGAAGGAGAAGACGCTGCACCAGAATCTTATACTGGTTCAATGGCTGGTTACCTTAAGACACTTTCAGCATTTAAGCAAAACTGATTTAAATATTAAACAAACTACACATTTATAGGTAAAAAGCAAATGTTCCAATCAGAACAGTTGCAGGAAAAGTGGAAGCCCCTTCTAGAAGCAGAAGGCGTTGAGAAGATTACAGATCCTCATCGTAAGGCGGTCACAGCAGTCCTGCTAGAAAACCAAGAAAGATTTTTAAGAGAGTCTACTGCTTTCGGTGAAAGCGGTATGCTCAACGAAGCAGTTCCTACTAACAGTACAGGTTCTAACACAGCAGGTCTTGCTGGTGCTGGAAATGCTGGTTTTAGTGCATCTGCTAATGCTCAAGGTCCAGTTGCTGGTTTCGACCCCGTTCTAATCAGCCTCATTCGTCGTTCTATGCCAAACTTGGTCGCTTATGACCTTGCTGGTGTTCAACCAATGAGTGGCCCTACTGGTCTTATCTTCGCTATGCGTTCTAAGTATAACGCAATGGCTGGTGGATCAGGTGGTCAGGAAAGCACAGAAGCATTCTACAACGAACCAGATTCTGCATTCTCCTCACAGAACTCAGACTTCGGCTTAGGATTAACTCCTGATGCTGCTGTTGGTTTAGGTACAACTAACCAATCAGGTAACAACCCTGCTGCACTTAACCCAGTTGGTACTGCTACATCCACAGGATCAGGCGGTTACTCAGTTGGTACTGGTATGCAGACCCAGATGGCTGAAGGTTTAGGAGATTCAGATTCCTTCAACCAGATGGCATTCTCAATCGAGAAGGTCACTGTTACTGCTAAGTCCAGAGCCCTCAAGGCAGAGTACAGTCTAGAACTTGCTCAAGACTTGAAAGCAATTCACGGTCTTAACGCAGAAGCAGAACTTGCTAACATCCTTAGTACTGAGATACTTGCTGAGATTAACAGAGAAGTTATCAGAACTATCTACAAGGTTGCAGAGCAAGGTGCTGTACAAAACGTTGCAACTCCAGGTATCTTTGACCTAGACGTTGACTCAAATGGTAGATGGTCTGTTGAGAAGTTCAAAGGACTTCTATTCCAGATCGAGAGAGATGCAAACGCAATCGCTCAAAGAACACGTCGTGGAAAGGGTAACATCATCCTTTGCTCTGCAGACGTTGCTTCTGCACTAACCATGGCTGGTGTACTTGATTACACACCTGCACTTAATGCTAACCTTCAGGTTGATCCTGCTGGTAACACATTCGCTGGTGTACTTCAAGGTAAGTATCGTGTATACATCGATCCTTATTCTGCTAACATTGGTGGTGCTACTCAAGCTGCTAACACAAGTCCTGGTAACCAGTACTATGTTGTTGGTTATAAGGGTTCTTCACCTTATGATGCTGGTATATTCTACTGCCCATATGTTCCACTACAGATGGTTCGTGCAGTTGGAGAGAACACCTTCCAGCCAAAAATCGGCTTTAAGACTCGCTACGGAATCGTTGCGAACCCATTTGCTGATGGAAAAGGTCAAGGTATGGGTAACCTCCATATTAACGCTAACCGCTACTACAGACGTGTTGCTGTTAAGAACCTTATGTAAGCGAGATGCTTATATTCTCACAAAGACTCTTCTTCGGAAGGGTCTTTTTTTTGTCTAAATACTTAGAAAAGGTCGAATGGCTAGTATATACGATAATCAGATAAAGAATAGAAATTTTTTATCACCTACTGGGTTTAAGTTTGTTTTAAACCGAGCACCTAAGGTTTCGTTCTTTGGTAATGAAGCCAATATTCCTGATTTGAATTTAGGTGTTGCCGAACAACCTACTTATTTGAAAGATATTCCATTACCTGGTGATAAGGTTACCTTTGGTGATTTCGATTTACGTTTTCTTGTTGATGAAAATTTAGAAAATTATAATG